TTCTGCCATGGACGTCTGGGTATTCACGATAAGTGTATCCTTCAGGCGGTGTAGTGTCCTGCCCTTCCCAGACTGGAATAAAATGTTGTGTGTCTTCGTCGAAGTCTTCATTGCGTCTTAGATGCACTTCAATCAAGTGTCCACCGATAAATTCACAGTTAATCCATTTGTGTGGGTAAGATATAGAGTGTAGTATCTTAGGAAAAGGAATCACGTCATCTGTTCGTGTCCAGTCGTCCCACTGAGTAAATGTATCTTCGCTCTTTCGACCTTCAACGCATAGTCTTTGTTCACCGTAGTGATAGTCTACACTAAGATGTCTGCCTTCAAACCATTCGCACCAGAAGTAACCGTAGGGTAAATCACAAGTGTCCTTTTCAAGCCACATCTTTGTTGCACCTAATCCTAGTCCCAGCATATTGACACAAGGTCGAACAATATAAAAGCCCGGATGCGGAACATCAAGTCCGACCGGGCCACAGTTATATCTTAGTTTTCTACTTACAATTAGTTTGTCCATTACCCAAATTAAATCTGGGTCAATAGTTTGCCAAACACGATCTTCTGCAGACATTGTCACAATAGTTATTATTATGCCAACTGCCTTAGTAATTCTGCAATTTTCATAAATCTTTTTCTTTAATCATCTGTGTAATCTATCTCGCTACCGTCTGGAAACTCTGCTGGTCCTGAACTGTCTCCGACTATCAATGCTTGTTTATAATCTTGTATATAGTTTGCCCAAGCAAGTTTTGCTGCGACTCTAGCTGCTTTGGTTGCAACCCCATCGCCAGTGTCGGCACTGTCTGTAGCGTGAGCAATACCGTTAGGATCGTGTGGATCGTTTGGTCTGTTAAGAACAGTCTGCAGTGATCCTAAAGTATCTAAACTCATTGTATGTCACCTAGTTGATTTGATTGTACTAACCTATCCATAATACATTCCTCTATTAGATATTTAGTTAAATACTGACACTATGATTAATAAAGAACACTTCAAAACCCTGATCAAAGACATGAAATCCAAGGGCAACTACCGGGTTTTTAATGATATCCTTAGAGAACGCGGCAGCTTTCCTAATGCTATTTGGTATGGTCCATACAACATTAAAAATATCACTAACTGGTGTAGCAACGACTACCTAGGCATGGGGCAACACAAGGTTGTTATAGATGCAATGCATACAGCATTAGATATGACAGGGTCTGGTTCAGGTGGCACTCGCAATATTGGTGGGACC